ATTGGAGTCATACGTGATGGATACTCTGTCTGTTAATGCTTTCACAATGAGGAACACTCACGTGTCCCTCGGAGCCTCCTCCTGCCTAGAGAACTCACGTTCTAAGGGCGGGAAGACGGCTTTTGCGAGAGAATTAATTCGAACAGAGAAATCCACACAGATGATTGACCTTGACACCGGAGAAATCACCAGTAACTTCATTCTTGCGAGTGAAGAACCTGGTGAGTTCCTCCTACATTTTGCCTTACGGCAAATGATAGAAGGAAACCCGGATTTACTCAAGGTCAAGACCTCGGGGATAGATGAAGTTGGTGAGAAGTATCGGATCATTACTGTTCCGAGCTTCTTTCACTCAACCATTCTATCACCCTGGTCTCATCTGACGTACCAGATGCTCCGGACTAGTCGTGAGACTAAGACCGGAGTAGCTGGGACGAATCACGCATGGGAGATGTCAATGAGCCTTACGGCCTCAGATCCAGACCTGGACTGGATGTTCAACAGCGGTGACGCTGTTAAAGCATACTGTTCAGATTTGTCTGAGGCCACAGATCGAGCTTATCATCAAGCAATCGGTAAAATCTTGGATGTCACACAAGCAGTGATGCCTGTGAAGACCTGGTATATGAGTGTCGTAAGACAACTCCTTTCCAGTGCTCGCCCTTTCTCTGTGAAGATGGAGGACGAACTAATCCAGGGAATTACCAACCGCGGATGCTTCATGGGTGACCATGGAGCTAAGACAGTCCTTACAATGTCTGGAATGTACGCCCTTGCGGGTATGCACTTTCCTAGACTCAGCCGCCTAGTCGGTGACGACCATGCGACTATTTGTAAGGATGCTGAATCTGCGGGCTTGATATACCGATCTAGACTTGAGCATCTTGGCTATCAGCTGAGTGAGGATGACTGCTTTACAGCAGAAACCGTCTTCCTTGCGGAAGAAGGGTTTGACATCCCCACCGATCCATCACAGACAACGGAAGTCTGGCTCTCCCGCAAGGGAAAGTCCAAAATTCCGTTCTATGATGTGCCGAAAGTTAAGATACTCTCAGATGTAGGAAAGGATATTGGATTATTTTCTGATACTGCGATCGGGAAGATTACTCTTCTCGGTCGCAGAATGGAGCAAAGTGGAAAGACATTCCGTGAGGGAGTCTTCCATCTTGCTTCATGGATTCAGGATATTTGCATATCCCTAATCTATCGGAAAGAATTCATATACTTTCCCCGGTTTCTTGTGCAAACAGGAAAACCGCCTTTGTTTGGTTGTAAAGAGAACGTCCACGCATTCTTACGAATGCATAGGTTAGGACGTTTGACCGAATGCTACGCGGACATAATGGAATCGGCTTTACGGCCGACTCCAAATGCCCAAAGAGTCATTCAGTCGTTCTTTACACATGGAGCTGGTGATGATTCAATTCGCATCACGGAACGTGAGTTCCCTGAATACGATTTTGAATCTGACCGAATTCTTACGAATTCGGCGATGAGAGGGTTTGAACCCTTTCTTCTCACCAGACTCCACACAAAGGTTATATCTGAGTCTGAGATCGTAGCTAAACTGACTGAGCGAGAGAATCTACTGGGAGAGAAATCCAAATCAAGAAAGTTAACCGTCTCTAACTTCGCAAGAAGCAAGAGAAGGTTAACTGACGAACTCATTGCTGAGTTCACTGATTTATGGGTCTCAAACAGTAAGATTCTACGCGTCCGTAAGGAGGAAAAGTACTACGACCGTGAGGCCGTAGAGGAGAAGCTGGGAAATACCCACCCCTTACGGGTTGAAGGTATTCTTCAGCCTCTTCCTCTCGAAGAAAACCGAGACATCACCCGTACAGAGCATGACCGTGAGGTCAATAAACTGTACGAATGGGTCAAGTCTAACCCGCAAAGGTTAGATGATGTTCCTCGGGCACTTATTCGAGATGATCTACTACTCCTTTCTGATGCCTACTTAACGATTCCCCGTCTCCTCATCGTTACCGATGACGTTGAACTTCTGCTCGCTTACGCGAACCTACGAAGTTTCAACTGGAGACAACAACGAGAAACCTTTCACATTACTGTGAACGATTGGGTCCTTTCGGACCTAGTCGCAGGAGGCTCTTTCGAGCCTGATGAGGTTTTCGTTGATGAGGGTGCGTTAGACGGGTATCTGGACAATCTGGATAAGTTGGGCCTAGACCCACCTGATCCGGACGGCCAATCAATCGAAGGACGTTACCGTCCAATACGACCGACTGGTCGCCTGCGTCTTCCGAGAGAGGTAATGGAAATTCGCCACTTGCGTGGTGAACTACCATCCACTTCGGAGTCAGCATGATCGCCATTTTCAGGAGGGTTTCCCCTCCATCCGACCCCAGAAAAACCTGTTAAGGTTTTTCGGCACCGAAA